GTGGAAACGCCTTTGCTTGCAAGCTTTTGGGAAATATTTTTGGATTTTTGAAGCCGCGGACGGCTGTTGCGCTGCTTGATGATGGGGTTCTTTGACAAACTGGAAAAAAGCCTTACGTTTCCGTAAGGCTTTTTTTGGTGCCCCTAACGTGTCCAAATACGAACCCGGTGGGGCTTCCGAAGGCGTGGCGGCCCGGGCGGCTTCATAAGGAACAACGGCGGCCCCGGCACTGTCCACATTAAAAATAATCTTAAGATAATCGTCATACACAAAAACGGAATGAACCAGCGCCCCGAACACCTGACGGCGGAAGTCTGGATCCGTCCTATCACCCCGGCGGAACCCGTCAAGCCAGCACGCCACGGCTTCGGCCTTGACGACAAGCGCGGCCTGCACCTTCGCGCGGTCTATCTGCTGGCGCAGGGCCGTGCGGTCTGCTTCGGCTTCTTCCAGTAATTCCTTCGTGGTTTCTGTTATAATTCCCTGTGCAATGGCATTGCCTATATTTTTTAGTCGGCGCTGCACTTCTTCCAGCTGGGCGTTTAAGCTGGCGAGAAGTGCGGCGCTGTCGCTGTTTTCGGCGCACCGTCTTTCCACTTCGGTGGAAATATAGGCTATATTTTCGTCGGTGAGAATATCAAGCGCAGACTGCAGCACGGCTTCCTCTATCAAATCAAGGCGCACGTTCTTCTTTTTGCAGGTTTTCGCCCGGCGGTTGTTACAAATGTAGTAATAATGCCGCGCCCCCGTGTGGCTGGTGCCTGCCGTGCCCGTCATGGGCGCGCCGCACAGGCCGCAGAACAGCTTCCCGCTTAACAGGTACGGAACTTCGGCCTTGTACGCGCCGGGCCGGTGCCTGTTCGCGGAAAGCCGCCGCTGCACGGTAAAAAATAATTCATCTTCAATAATACGCGGGCAGCCGCCTTCTATTCGCACTTCCCCGCCGTAGCTGTACACACCGATATATTTTTCGTTGCGCAAAATGGAATTGAAGCTGCTGCGGGTGTAAAGCGTGCCGTTTGTTGTGCGGTGGCCTTCTTCGTTCAGCTGGGCGGCAAGCTGGCCCATGGCCTTGCCGCTGGCGTACCATTCAAAAATTCGGCGCACCAATTCAGCCCCCACGGGGTCTATTTGCCAGCGTTTGTTCGGGCCTGCCCGATAGCCAAGCGGCGCGCGCCCGACGATCTGGCAATGCTGGGCGGCCTTATTCATGCCCCGGCTGACATCTTCGGACAGCTTCGCGCTGAAATATTCGGCAACAGTTTCAATCATGCCTTGTGTAATTATGCCGGCGCTGCCTTCCGGTATGTATTCGGTAACGCTGATTAAATGCACCCCGGCGGCTTCCAGCTGCTTGCGATACAGGGCACTTTCGGCGCGGTTGCGGAAGAAGCGGTCATACCGCCACACAAGAACGCAATCAACCACGCCTGTGGCCGCGTCGCGCATAAGCCGCCGGAAGTCGGCACGGTTTTCCGTCTTGCCGCTGCGCGCCCGGTCTGCGTACTGGCCGACTACGGTTATATTGTGTTTGTCGGCGTATTCCTGGCAAATATCCCGCTGGCCCTCTATGCTAAGCTCTTGCTGCTTATGGCTGGAAAATCGGCAATAGATAAACGCTCGCATATAAGCACCCCCTGCCCGCCGATCGGCGGGCTATTTCTTTTTGTCGGAATCTTCGCGCAGTGCGTCCATGTACCCCGCCGTTATGATACCGGCAGGCAAGGCCACAACGGCAATACCAACCAGCGACGACAGCATAGTGAAAACACGCCCGGCGGTTGATACCGGGTATATATCGCCATAGCCAACAGTTGTTAAAGATATTGTTGCCCAGTAGATTGCATCGAAGAAATTACTGAACGTGTCCGGCTCTACGTTAAAGACGGTAAGCGCACAAATAAGAATGTAGGCTCCGGCCAACGCGCCAACAGTAAGAAGCGCAGACCGCTGGCCACGCAGGACATTCATAATTATTTCTATATTTTTGGAATAGCGGGCAAATTTAACCACCCGGAAAACCTTAAACGTGCGAAACAGCCGGAAAACGCGCAGCACCCTGGCACCGCGTCCGACGACACCAAAGGACGGCAAAATCGTAAGAAGGTCTACCAGGGCCATAGGCGTGAAGGGGTACAGGAAGAAGGCTACCGTTCCCCTGCCGGGCAGCTTGAAATCTGCCGTTACAAGCCGCAGAAAATAGTCGGCAATAAAAATGCAGACTGTAACACGGTCTATTGCAACGGTCCAGGGTGCCGTTGACTTCGTAGCCAGCGGAACAAGGCTGCAAAGGATTGCGAACATCATAAACCAATCGTATGCACGGCTTGCCCTGTCCCCGGCTGTTGAAACCTCTATTATTTCAAAAATGCGTTTGCGCACGGAAAGCACCTACCTTTTCACGCCGGGGAAATAGACGATTCTGCACGTTCTTGACGTGTGGCAGCCTGGTATTCAAAATCCAAGCTGTTCAAAATACGGGCCTGGGCCATATCGTCAAGGGCGTGGAACTTGCGCAATAATTCTGCGTCGGCGGACGACAAAGCCGGCTGAACTGGGCGCTTCACAATTTCGGAAGTTTGCAGCCCCAGGAACTGGTCTGCAGAAACGCCAAAGAATTCGCAGATTGTACGCAATACCGGGAAGCTGGGGTCGCGCTTTCCGCTTTCCCACATTCCGACGGTTGCCTGTGAAACGCCAAGTTGCTGCGCAAGTTTGTACTGCGACAAGCCGCGGCTTTCACGCTGCTTTTTCAATTCAAGACTAAACATTACAAGCGCCCCCTTTACTCTATGATAATAACGGAAAGTTATAATTTCAAGAGATTTTAGAAAATTATCACTTTAAGTGTTGACAATCACCCAGAGTAATGATATAGTAAGGGCATGGCAATCACTCATAGTGATTTTTAGAAGGGAGCGAAAAACGAATGACGGCAATTAAAAAGTTTCGCGTTGCCAAGGGTATGACCCAGGAAGAACTTGCTGCCATTATGGGCACGAGCCAGGCCGCCGTTGGAATGTGGGAAACCGGCGCAAGAATGCCGCGCGCCGACAAGCTGCCGAAGCTGGCCGAAGTGCTGGGGTGCAGCGTTGCCGACCTTTTCAACACTGAAAGCGCGTGAGGTTGAAAACAATGGAATGGAGAATCAGAAAAAGCGGCCACGGCGGCTTCGTTGCTGAAAAGGGCATCCCCCACGAAGGCGGCGAACGAATCCCCGGCGTTTTGGGTTTCACAATGCCAGCCTTCATCGTGTACGAATCGGCGCATTTTGATACAGAAAAGCAGGCAAGGGCTTATATAAAGCGAAGGGGCGGCTGATATGGGAACGCTGAACAAAGAACAGGCCGACCCGCTTGTCGCGGCAATCTGTCGCGGCCAGCTGTGGGCCACACCGGAAGAAACGGCGGCCTGGCTGAAAACGGAAACAGGGCAGCGCATTGCGGCGCTGATAGAACGTGAACGCAAAAACGCGGTTGCATAAAAGCAGAAAGGCGAAACCTTCACACGATGACAGCGGACGAATATATCCAAGCTGCGCCGACACTTGTTTTGTACGACAGTCTTACCAAAACAAGAAGCGTGTTAGAACAGTATCAAAATGTGCTTGTGTCCGTGTCCGGCGGTGCAGACAGCGACGACATGGTAGACGTTGTAGAACACCTAAAAACAGAAAGACAGCGCATTACATACGTTTGGTTTGATACCGGCATAGAAATGGCCGCAACAAAGCGACACCTTGCCGATCTGCAAGAAAAATACAAAATCGAAATCAAGCGCGAAAAGGGCGCAATGCCGGTTGCGGGTGCCGTAAAAAGTGTAGGTTACCCGTTCTACTCTAAAAATTTTTCGGAGTCCATTTACAGACTTCAACGCCACGGCTTTGAATGGGAAGACGAGCCGTTCGACGTTTTGCTAAAGAAATACCCGAATTGCCGGGCGGCGCTTCGCTGGTGGTGCAACAATTACAAGGACGGCCCACACAGGCCGCTTCAAACAGAAATAGGATCCGCGCGAGGAATGAAGGAATTCATGGTAAAGAATCCGCCGAATTTCCTAATATCAAAACGGTGCTGCGATGAAGCCAAGAAAAAAGCCGCTTACATGGCCGGACGAAAGTATTCGGCAGACATACAGTTTACGGGCGTGCGGCGTTCAGAAGGCGGCCCGCGTTCGACAGCGATTAAAAGCTGTATGGCAGACGGTGCGCACGGGAAACGACATTATCCATTGTTTTGGTGGAGAGATAGTGACAAGAAAGCATTTGAAGTTGCCTACGGCATTGTTCACAGTGACGCTTACACGGTTTACGGCTGCACGCGCACAGGCTGCGCAGGGTGCCCGTTCGCAGGGCATTTTGAAAAAGAACTTGAAATGCTTCACAAATACGAACCACACCTCGCAGTTGCCGTTGAGAACATCTTTAAGCCCGCATACGAGTACACGAGAAAATACCGCGAATTCAAAAATTCGCTGTAAGCTGCAAAGGGAGTAAAAAATGAAAAGGCCATATAAAACGCTGCTTATTATCCTGGCTGTGGTAGCCATTGACGCGCTGTTCTATTTCTGCCTGCTGTGGGTGCTGCGGACTGTGACCGCCGCCCTCTGCCTGCTGGCCGGGCTGGTGGCAGGCATACAGCTGTAAGTCGCAAGAAGGGAGAAAAAGAAAATGGAAACAATCTGCCTGCACTTTGAACTGCCCGCCCCGGCGGAACCCATGGCCGAGCCGAACCGGACCGCCCGGCGGCTTGCAAGAGAAAACAGGATCCTGCGCCGCACCTGCGCGGCCTGTCTGGCCGTCATGTTTGCCGCGCTGGCGTGGTACGCATGGGACGGCCTGCGAACCCGTAAAACCTACGACCTGTTAAAGACCAGCGCCCGGCAGACGGCCCAGGCCGCCGAACAGCGCGCACAGGACTACCGCGCCGAAGCTGACCGCCTGCAATGCCAACTTGACGGAGCCAACCAGCGCGCCGACGAATACCAGACCGAAGCCGAAGACTTACAGCGCCAGCTTGACGCGGTAACGGCTGCATACATGGAAGGGACGGAACAATGAGAACCACCGAGAAGGAAGCGCTGCAAGCCGGATTGAGCCGGGAAGCCTTCATTGAGCCGATACCGCTTGACCGCCAGCCGCCCATTAAACGCCGGTATATCTGGAATATGCCGCCGGAAGAATGGCCCACGGGCGTGACTGCACAGGACGTTAAGGAAATGAAGGCCCGGCACAACAAGCAGCTGCGCGAAAACAGGAAGAAGGCCGGCAAATGACCGTACTTGAATATTTGCAAAGCCTTGACCTGGAAACGCGGGTGGCCGTTGTGGGCTGCGCGGACAACGCGCTGCGGGGCATTCGCAACCTTGACGAACAGACAGCAGCGGCGGCTTCGTTTGGCTTGTGGGCCTGCCCCGACTACCTGGCGCAGCAGTTGGGCCTTGCATTTAACTGCAATTACCCCGCCAGCGCGGACGCCAAGCGCTGCACCCGCTGCGCCGCTGCTTTCCTGCGCAGGAAAATGCACGGAAGGCGGCACGGCTATGGCAGATGAACGCACAGACCTTATAAAGCGGCTTGCCCCTCTGGTGCTGGAAGATAGAAGCCGCGCCGCCGCTGACAAGCGCAGCACAGACATACCTTGGTATTTTATCAACATCAACCACCCGGCAATGCGCCCCCTTTACAACAGTTGGTTGCAATCGCGCGGGCGCTTGTTTCTGCCCGGCGACATTGACCGGGCAGAATTTGAACTTTCGCTACTGTCAAACAAGGCCCTGGGCTTTGTGGCAGATAAATACAAGAGAGAAGGCCGACTATGAACGAGAACGAACGCACCCCGGCGGAAACCGCCGCCGACTACGCGGTACACTTTGCCGATGGCTTCTTCGTCCCCTGCCCCTGCTGCGGCAAGGAAGTGGAAAGCCCGGACAACGGATTCACCAGCGAAAAGGAAGCAATGGAATGGGCGCTCGGCGCGTGTGACTGCGCAGGCGCAAAAGCATGGCAGCAGCAGCGCCCGGCCCTGCGCATGGACAGCCCCTGCGTGGCCGGGAAGATGAAGGCGGGCCGCTGCGGGCATACCGCTTATACGGCCCGCTGTACAGGATCCGCTTGCAGTGCATACCACCCGGAACTCTACGCCCCGGACCTGTACGCCCGCGCCTTCGACCTGTACGCCAAGCGCAAGGCCGATGAAAAGGAATGGGCAGAATTCCACCCGGCGGCCACAATTATGCGGTACTGCCGCCAGCTGGCGGCACCTGCCCCCTACTGGGAGCCGCCGACCTACAAAACAGGAAGCTGCTGCTTCTGCGGCCAGCTTCGCGTTTTACCCTTCGCGGCACCGACGCAGGAAGAAGCGGACCGGTACGCAACCGACAAATGCGACTGCGAAATCGGCAAAGCCTGCCGCCGCCAGCGGGAAGAACGGGAAATCATTGCGGGGCTGTTCGCTGAATTTGAGCCGGACACCCTGCGCCTGCTGGGAACCATTGCCGACATGGTCCGCAATGACTACATAAAAGGCGGCACGGCCATTAAGCTGGCCGAAAACGTGACGGCGAAATTTAAGGTTAAGGACGGCACGGTGATTGTGACCCGCAGCGAAAAGAACGAACACCAGCACAGCCTTTAAGCGGGAAGGGAGTTGTTTTTTATGAAAATAAGCCGACACTGCCCCTTGTATGACTGCCCGAACTGTGGAAAATGTGGAGCCTGCAAGCACGGCCAGCAATATGAGCGCATGGCATCGAAAATCCAGCGTTTACAGAATGAAAACAGGCGGCTGAAACGAGAAGCCGCCGCCAAGAAGGGAGCGTAGCAGCATGAACATGGGAACAAGCACCAGCTTTGCGGAACAGGAAGCTGCCGCAATGGAAAAGAACCGGGAAGCCTTTATGGCCCTGTGGAATGAATACGTCAAAGGCCGCAAGGGCGACAAGGCCGTGCTGCGCTATCTGGAAGAAGCGGGCTTTTTCACGTCGCCCGCGTCCACGAAATACCACGGAGCCTTCCCCGGCGGGCTGTGCTACCATAGCGTCAACGTTGCAGCCGAGGTGCTGGGCCTGCTGGCGCAGCACCAGCTTGAAGACAAAAACATGAACGCCAGCGCCGTAACCTGCGCCCTGCTGCACGACATTTGCAAGGTGGGCACATATCGGCAAACCACAAAGCGCCAGCGCGGCCAAGACGGCAAGTGGCAGGACGCGCCCGCCTATGAGTACGACGACAGCGGCCTGCCGCTGGGCCACGGAGAAAAAAGCCTGTTCCTGCTTCAACGTCTGGGCATGGAACTGACAGACCAGGAAGCGGCAGCAATCCGCTGGCACATGGGCGCATACCGCGACCATGACTGCTACAACGAAATGGGCAGGGCGTTTGAACGTTACGCACTGGCCCTGTTCCTGCACCTGGCCGATATGACGGCAACATACTGGTGGGAATCGTGAGGGCGGCGCAATGGATAACTGTATTTTGTTGAGTATCCGCAAGAACTGGGCGGCGGCGATCCTGTCCGGCGAAAAAAGGCTGGAAATTCGGAAATGTGCGCCCAGTTACAACCCCAACACAGAAAAACGCGCAGAATATCCCCTGCGCGTTGTAATGTATGAAACCAAAGCACACGGCGGCGCGGGGGCCGTTGTCGGCTTCTTCGACTGCCCCGGCTACATCGGAACCGCAGATCCAGCCGACGAAGTGATGGCGACGTTGTCCGGCCTGTCCATCGAACAGCTGGAAGAATACCGCGACGGCGGCTGGCTGTACGGCTTGAAAGTACGGAACCCCCGGCGGCTGCCGGAGCCTGTGCCGCTGGAAGCCCTGCACCTGGACTACCCGCCGCAAAGCTGGCGCTGGCTTGACAGCATAAACGCCGACGGTTTGGCAGAAATCGCGGCGGCCCAGGGGGTGAAACTTTGAAAGCCCCCGCAGCGCTTCCCTTCTACCTGTACGACTTCGGCGCGATACGGCCCGACAGTTTTCTGCAGGGCGACAGCTTCAAGCTGCTGGAAGGGGTGCAAACCGAAACCGTGGACATGGTTTTTATTGACCCACCATATTTCATCAAGAAGGCCGAGTGGGACACCTTCGGGAACCAGCAGGAATATAACGACTTTATGGCCCGCGCCTTTTGGGAAGCAGAAAGAATTCTGAAGCCGAACGGAACGCTGGCCTTTTGGCACAATGACCTGCAACAAGTGGCCCGCCTGCTGTGTTGGTTGGAAAACTGGACACAGTTTGTTTTCAATTCCTGGGCCGTATGGGTGAAGCCGAATTTTCGGAAGAAGCTATGGGCAAACCCCGGAACCGGGAACACTTTGCGAAGCTGGTTTAACATTACAGAATTTTGCATTGTACTGGTAAAGGGCGAACCGGGCACAGCCTGGAACAAGTCGGGGCTGGCGCTGGCAAAGCTGGACATGAACAACTTCGGCCCGCTGCGTGAGTATTTCCGCGCCGCGCAGAAGTACACCGGCAAAACCAAAAAGCAGATAATCGACGCTTGCGGACAAGCAGCAGACCACTGTTTCCGTTGGGGAAGCAGTCAATGGCTTTTGCCAACGCGGGAAACCTACTTGGACATTGTGGCGAAGTTTGAACTGGACAGCTGGGAAGGATACCGAGACTTCGACAGCCTGCTGGAAGAACAGGCCAGGCTTGTGAAGCAGTACGACGAACAAATACAGGCGGCAGACAATGCCCGCTTTGTTCACAACCTTGACGCGAACCATTGCAACGTTTGGCTGTCGAATGAACCGACGGGGGGGCATTCAATCCACCCGACGCAGAAGCCTGTTGACCTGCTGGAACGCGCAATACGAACGCACACAAAACCGGGCGCGGTTGTCTGTGATTTTTTCGCGGGCAGCGGCAGCACCGGCGTGGCAGCCCTTAAAGCCGGGCGGCGGTATATCCTTATCGAACAAAGCGCCAGCTACCACGAAAAGGGGCTGGCATGGCTTGAGGAAACAAAAAGCGCCCTTTGCACTTGACTGCAAAAGGCAATAAAGAAAGCCGCCCCTGTGGAGAGGGGCGGCCTACAACGTGCCGAGGTAAAAATATAACACCTTCATTATAAAGGAATTGCGGCACGTTGTCAAACCTTCGCGGGCGGCCAGGGCCGCCGTGAAGGGCTTGTATGGGGTAGTAAAATAGCGACGGTTATTTCCTGCCGGGGAAAGGGGTGCAGGGGAAAACAGAGGGCGGCCAAGCAAGGCCACGGAAAGCAGAGACTAAGACAGGCCGCCCGGCGTTGTCCCTTGCAAGCGTTCCCTTTTCGTTTGCCTACCCAGAAAGAAGAAAATTCTATCCACCTACCGAAAGCAGAACCTTCCGGGAAATGCAGAAAGGCAGAGTATGGGCACAAAATCTTTTCAACGTGAGCGCCGCTTCCTGTGCGGCACAAGTAAGAACGCCGCGAATTACCAGGAAGTCGAAATTTACCCCATGAACGGAACAGAGCAAAGCCGAACGCTGGACCAGGAGCTGGCGCGGGCTGCCGACTTGCGCAGATCGTCGAAGGCGCAGCAGAACCAAAACGCCAAGAACGCCCGGCGACTATTCCGCCAGCTGGTAAATACCAACTTCACAGAGGAAGACACCCACACAACGCAGACCTATGCGCCAGAGCATCGCCCGGAAACCGAAGAACAGGCGTGGGCGGATTTTAGGAACTTCTACCGCCACATAAAAGAGAAATGCAGGGCGCGGGGGTTGCCGAAGCCGGAATGCCTGGCCGTGATGGAGTGGGCAGAGGAAAACCGAGACACCGGGCAAAAAGCCGTTGCCCCACATTTTCACACAATTTTACGGTGCGAGTTGAGCCGCGACGAAATAGAAAGCTGCTGGCACCGCAAGGGCGTGCGCCTGGGCCGCGTGAACACTGACCGCCTGCAAATGGACAAGAACAGCCTGGAAGCCCTGGCAAACTATATGCTGAAATATCCAAAGAGAAAGCACCGATATTTCCGAAGCCGAGGAATCAAAAACCCGATAACACCGCCCCCGGCGGACGGGAAATGGACGCGCCGCCAAGTGCAAAAAATCTGCACCGACGGGCGGCTGTACGACCCGGAATTCTGGGCGAAAAAATACCCGGGCTGGGACTTGAACGAAGCCAGCGCCAGCTATAACGAATTCATGGGCTGGCACATAAGCCTAAAACTTCGACGAAGGGGGCCGTGCCGTGGGAATCGACATTGAACGCCTGGGGCCTGCTGCACAAAAACAGGTGCGCGAAGAATTGGAACGCAGGCGCAGGGCGGCAGCTGCCAAGGACAGGCAGCAGAAGGCCAGGGACGGCCCGGCGCTTCGGCCCGGCGGGTCTGATCGTGGCAGCGCACTGGAAGAAGAATACTACCGGGCATATATATGGCCCAAAGAACTGGCCGGAACCGTGGCGAACGTGGAACGGCACAAGAAATTTGAACTTCTGCCGAAAAGCGATTATTGCGGCCTGCGCCTGCCAGCTGCACACTACACGCCGGATTTTGTAATCGAATACACAAACGGCACTGTGGAAGTTGTCGAGGTAAAGCACGAAGCAATCCGCGCTTTGCAGGGGTCCTATGTGTACCGCCGCCGCCTTTTTATCGAAAAATACGCCCGGCCAAATGGCTGGATTTTCACCGAGTACATAAAACACGAAGGAAGGAAATGCAATGAATGATTTACAGAAGGCTTTAAGCCTTATCGAAGCGCAGCAGAAGAAAGCCGGCGCAGGGACGCCCGCCTGGTGCGTAGGCCAGCAGCTTGCCGACATTCTGAACGGACAGCCTGCCGCCGCGCAGATCGTTGCCGAAGACATGGGAACCACGGGCATGGGGATTGCAGACTGCGAAAAGAAAATCGCGGAATTTGCCAGCAAGAACCGAACGGGCAATGTGGGCTTCTGCGGCCCTGCGGACGCTGACCGCATTATCCGGGAATTTTACGGAATCCCGAAACTGGAAATTGTCACCGCCAAAACACAGGCGGTCCCGGCGGAACACCGCCGCAAGGCAATCCGCCTTGAAGATTTTCTGTAAGGGGGCGCGAATATGGACATACTGGCAGCATTGCCGAAAACGCTGGGAATGGCCCCGGAAGCGCTGTGGGCGTGGCTGAAACGCAACGGGAAGGTACACCCGCAAGAACTGATTCGGTACAAAACCACAAAGCTGGCCGACCCCCTAACGGGCATACGGGAAAAATATGCAGCCTGCAACTGCACAGCCTGCGGGGAATCGTGGCATACAACAATAGCATTGCCGGGCGAGGGCGGCGCATACCCGTACTTTGACACCGAAGAAGGGCCGAGACGCAACGGCGAAACAATACACTGCCCGAACTGCGGCACGGCGGCGCTGGTGGCACACGAAAAGCGCCTTGACCGCTGGCCCATCGTAAAGAAGGCATACCCATGGGAAATCCGCAAAGCGGGCGGCTGTGTTATGTTTATCTGCTGGGCCGTAATTCACGAAACCGGCTACGACTGGGAAAGCACAATCGTGGAGCAGCGCAACGCCTATGTTATCGACCCCGGCGGGCACTGGCACCGATTCACAGCAATGGACCGCAGCGGCTATTCCAGTATGTCAACCATGTATTATACGGGCTGCTGGTACGAAATGGCCCGCTTCCAGGTTGCCGACGGCAATTTTTCAGCAATCCTTCCGCACTCTGCCGACGTGTACGAGGGTACACCGCTGGAAAACGCAAAGCTGGAACTGCTGGAAGAACAGGCGCAGGGCATTGACCTTCTACACTATGCCCGGATATATATGCGGCACCCGGAAATTGAAAACATTGCCCGCAACAGCCCGGCACTGTGCGCGGCGCTGGTGGGCTTGACCGCCAGCCAAAACGGCGGCCTGTCCGTCACCGGTCTGGACTGGGTAAACTGGAAGGCGAAGAAGCCGCACGAAGCCTTGTACATGAGCAAACCGGAATACAAGGCCGCAAGCAAAGCCCAAGGCCGCAGAGCGTGGGACATTGGGGTGCAGCAACACGCCGTTGCCGTCTGCCTGCGCAACGGGGCGCCCAGGGGGTACGCTGACACGCTGGGCGGCGAAGGGGTGGCTTTTGCGGACAAGTACAAGAACCTTTGGACTGTGCAGCGCTTCGGCCTGGTGCGCGTATGGAACTACATACGGAAGCAACAAGAGCGTGCCCGCAAAATTCACAGCATAGGCGGCACGGTGGGCTTTTGCGTTGACTACTGGAAAGACGCAGAACGCGCGGGCCTTGACCTAAAAAGCGAAGTTGTGGCCTTCCCGCACAGCGTAACCGAAGCCCAGGCCCGGGCAACGGCTGCAATCCGTTACAGGGAAGACGCAGCCCTGCGCGGCAAATTCGAGAAAATGGCAAAGCGCCTGCAAGCACTGCGCTGGGAATACATGGGCCTTATTATCACCCCGGCGGAATCCGAAGAACAGCTGATCCTTGAAGGCAAGGCGCTGGGCCATTGCGTCGGCGGCTATGGCAAGGCGCATTGCAGCGGCGAAAGCATTTTCTTTATCCGACACACCGAAAGTCCAAGAGAATCCTATTTCACGTTGCAGCTGGACACGGCCACGGGTAAGGTTTTGCAGAACCGTGGCCGGCACAACTGCGCAAGAACCCCGGAAGTGGAAGCGTTTGAACAGGCATGGCTTTGCCAAGTCGTCAAGCCATGGCTGGACCACAAACAGAAGACCGTAAATCCGAACCACGCCAAGACGGCGGCAGCATAACAGGAGGAACAGACAATGGAAGACACGAAGCAGCTTACCCTTATGGGGAATGAAACGCCGGAACAGGCGGAAGCCATCGGCCTGCATTATGAGATTGTGAGCGCCGCCCAGGCTGCCGCCAGCAGCCTGCTTGACCTGGGCCGCAAGTTGAAGCGTATGCGCGACAGCGGAAAATATAAAGCCCTGGGCTTTGAAACGTTCGGGGACTACACCGAACAGGCCGTCCACATTCGCCAGCGCCAGGCTTATACTTACATCAGCGTTGTGGAAAAGCTACCAGCGCAGCTTATTGAAGAGAACGCGGCGGCGGGCGTTACGAAGCTGGCACTGCTGGCAAAACTGGGACCGCAGGACCGGGAAGAAGTGGCCGGAGACCTGGCAAATATCACCGTTACCGAGTTGCAAAAGCTGATTGACGAAAAGAACGACATGGCCGAGCAGCTTTCCCTTCTGTCCGCACCGCCTGCCGCCGAAGCGGAAGCCCATGAAGTTGACGTTGAAGCCGAATTGAAAAAGGCCGCCGACCAGGCCCGCGCGGAAGCCGAAGCCAAAGCAGCGGCAGACATGGAAGCCCTGCGAGAGCAGCACCGCAAGGCACTGGAAGAATCCGAAGCCAAGCAGGAAGAACGACTCAAGGCCGCCCGGCGGGAAGCTGAAAAGGCCGCCGCTGAGAAAATCCGCCAGGCCAAACGGGACGCGGAAGTCTACGCGATAAGGCGTGAAGCAGAAGCCGCAGACAAGGCCCGCAAGGCCGCCGAACGGGCACAGAAGGAAAGAGACCGCGCCGAACTGGAAAAGGCCCAGCAGGCCGCCGCAGAAGCCCAGGAACAGGCCGAAGCCCTGCAAAAGAAATTGGGGATTCAGCAAAGCCCGGCGGGCGCGAAGTTTGCCCTGCTGTTTGAGGACGTACAGCAAAAGGCGGCGGCAATTATGGACCTGGCCGACGAAATGCGCGACGGTGGACAGCAGGAACTTGCGGACAAATTCACCAGCGCACTGGCCGCTGCGCTTCGGGCGCTGGCCGACCAGGCCGAAGGGGGCGAAGCATAATGCAGCAGCTATTCGTCCAGGGGTTTGTTTGCACCCTGCGCCTGCTTGCAGGGCTGGCGGGCGCGCTGGCCGCGCTGGCCGTCGTCCTGCTGGCGGCCTGGCTGATTGTTCGCGCACTGGGCAGGCTGGCCGCTGCCGCATTCGACGGAGCAACCGCCGCGCTGGCAAAGCTATGGAACAAGACGGGCTACAAACCGAAAACCAAATGGGGGCGGGTAATCGCCGCAGGGGGGCAAACAGGTGGAGAGCGCAAAGAAAAAAGAGATTCTGAACAGCTACCTTGAAGCGTCCAAGGAATGGCGCTACTGGAAGGATGAAACCGAACGGCTTATGGTGGCGGCCACCGGCGCTTCCCCTTCTCTGTCGGGTATGCCGCACGGCGGCGGTACAGGCACAAGCAAGGTTGAACTTGCTGCTGAATCGCTGGAAGACGCGCGCCGGGAACTGACAGCAGCTGCCAACGCAATGAGCAAGGCGCGCCGCCAAGTGCTGGCCGTTATCAAAACCGCACCGACAGCGGACCAGCGCATAGTCCTGCGCCGCCGCTATATAAACGGCATGAACTGGGAACAGATTGCGGAAGCCTGCGGGAAGTCGCGGCAATGGGCCACAATGACCCACGGCGAGGCTTTGAAAAAAATATTTTTGACAAGTTAAAACCCGCATAACGGTGCGGAAAACGCGGCTTTTTGCTTGTCAAAAGTTTACAAAACTTTACATTACTTGCTTTTTGTTTACATTCGGTTTGTGATATATTCAAACTGCAAAAGCCAGGCGGGAAAGCCTGGCTTTTTCTATACCCAGAAAAGAAAGAAGGCGGGCCGCATGAAGAACACCAAAAAACAGAAAGAGAAAGAAAAACGCTGCGCCGCCTGCGTATGGCGCGACAGGAAAACGGCAACACCCCTTTGCGCACTGCCGCGCTGCATATACGAGGAACGAAAGCCCCGGCGGGACAAGGCAAAACGCTATGGCGAAGTATAACCCGGATTCGTGGCCCGCTGTATGGGTTTTGCAGTTGATTGCAACTGGCAACCTGCACAGCTTCTACACAAGCCGCGAATGGAAACGCCTGCGGCGGGAAGTGTTAAAACACCAGCGCCGCCGTTGCTGGGATTGCGCACACAAAGCGCCGGCGGTGAATAAACGCGGCGTTACTGTACACCATGTCAAGCCGCTGCGCGAACGGCCAGACCTGGCCCTGTCCGAATACGACGAAGCCGGGAACATCAACCTTGTTTGCCTGTGCGCTTCCTGCCACTGGGACCGACACCACAAGCGGGCCGCACCTGCCACGCCGGAACGCTGGTAATTTTACAGCATACCCCCCGCCCCGTGAAATCAAAATCCCCCGGCGGACGGAGACCAAGGAACAGCCCCGACAAAGCCGCGAGGTTGCGCGCGCGAGGAAAAAATGGGCCAGCAAAAGGCCGCCAACAAATACGCCCGTGCGCGGGTACCTTATATCCGCAATTTTTAGGGGGTGCTGCAAAAAGCCGAAAAAATCACGCATTTTTGGAAAGAGGGTGCAGAAATTGACGAAGAAGGAAAAGGAAATCCGGGCAAGCCTGGAAAAACAGCTGAAGGACTGCGGAGCCGATCTTCTGCACTATCAAGAACTTTTGGACGATTATATTTTTTTCTTCGGCATGGAGAGGAAAATGCAGGCCGCTGTAAAAAAACAGGGCTTGACCGTCACCGCAGTAAGCGCAGCCGGTAAAGAATACGACAAGGAAAATCCCGCGATAAAGGCCGCCGCCCTGTATAACCAGCGTATGCTTCACATCTTGCGAGAAATGGGGCTGACAACGGCAACTTGCAGGCCGCCGGAAACCGACGGAAGCGGCGACCTGGGATGAATCCAAGAATACAAGCCTATATTGACATTGTGGAAAGCGGCGAAATACCGATGTGCCGCGAACAGCTGCTGCTTATCAAGCGTGTAAAGGCTGCGTTTGAGAATGAGAAAATACACGTTGACGACGAACAGCTGGAACGTTATATGGGCCTGCAAAAATATTTTGAATACAAACTTTTACCATGGGAAGAATTTGTTTTTGCGCTGCATAATTGCACCTACACAGAAAGCGGCGCACTGCGCTGGCCTATTCTGTTTATTGAGGTTGGACGAGGCGCTGGGAAAAACGGCTACTTGGCCTATGAAGATTTTGCGCTTGTCACCCCCATAAACGGGGTAAAGCATTACAACATTGACATTTTCGCCACGGCGGAAGACCAGGCCCGCGCGACCTTCGACGACATATACGAATTGCTGGACGGGAACAAGCCTTATTTTCAAAAATTCTTTACCTGGACAAAAGAAGAAATTGTCAACAAGGCAACCATGAGCCGGATAAAATACCACACCAGCGCCCCAAAGACAAAAGACGGCGGGCGGCCCGGCAAGGTGGATTTTGACGAACTGCACGCCTACGAAAATTCTAAGCTAATCGACGTTGCGGTGGGCGGCCTGGGCAAGCGACGCCTTCCCCGCCGCACGTTCATAACCACACAAGGCGACGTGCGCGACGGCCCGCTGGACAAGTACACGGCCAGGGCTGAAAAAGTCCTTGAAGGCAACACCCCGGACAGCGGCTGGCTGTATTTTATATGCCGCCTGGACAGCGACGCGGAAATTATGCAGCCGGAAATGTGGGGCAAGGCAAACCCGTCTTTGTACGACCCCGCACGCACCGAACTGCTGGAAGAAATCAAACTTGAATTCGAGGAATACAAGGAAGACCCGGCAGGGCACGGCGCTTTTGCAACTAAACGAATGAACCGCCCGCAGGGCGACAAGGAAGCCGAAGTCACCAGCTGGGAAAATATTCTTGCAGCTTCCCGGCCTATCCCGGAAGGAATCGGCCTGGAAACGCACCCGGCAGTTTGGGGCGTTGACTACGCGAGCACACAGGACTTTGTTGCCGCTGGCGTGCTGTGGGAAATCCAGGGAACTTATTACTGGATAACGCACACATGGGTTTGCGCACAAAGCAAGACACTTTCGCGGATCCAGTTTCCGCTTGCCGAAGCCGAAGCACGGGGAGAATTAACGATGGTAGACGCGCCAGAGATCGACCCGGAAACGCCGGTCAACTGGATAGTAGAACAAAGCGAAAAATACAATTTGTTGCTGGGCGGTATTGACCATTACCGCTATACCCTGCTGTCAAAAGCCTTCGCTTCGGCGGGATTCAGCACCGACAAGCGCACCGGCAACGTAAAGCTAACATACACGCCGGAACAATCCCAGGTTGCGCCCATCATTACAAGCGCGTTTACAAGCCAACGCATTGTTTGGGGCGACAGTATGCTAATGCGCTGGTACACGAACAACGCCTGCCGCCTTATCGACAAGCGCGGCAATATATCGTTTGGAAAGTATGAGCCTAAGAGCCGGAAAACGGACGGCTTTATGGCAATGGTTGCGGCCTTCGTGGCTGCCGTTATCAAGCAGGACGAAATGCAGGCGGCGGACTATTCTTCCGCCGACCTGCCGGAAGTTTACACCTACTAAGCCAACGGAAAGGGGGTGAAATATTGAAATTTGCAAACTTTGTAAGCGGTTTGCTGGACCTGGCCCCGCGCGACGCTTCGGGAAACATCGTCCTGCAAGGTGCAACCGCAGAGCAGCGGTTGAATGTCGAAGAACTGGCTATTTTTTCGACCATTGACCTGATTGCTTCGGCGGCTTCCCTCTGCGAGTGGCGCACCTACCAGGCCGGAGAGCGAAAGAAGGGTGAAGACTGGTACAGCTTCAACGTGGAGCCGAACCAAAACCAAAACGCTGCGGAATTCAAGCGCCTGCTTGTGGCCCGCCTGCTGCGCTTCAACGAAGCGCTGGTTTTCGAGCGCGGCGGCGCGCTGTACCTGGCCGACAGCTTCACACGAACCGAGTACGCCTTCCGCCCGTGCGTGTATACCGGCGTTACCTGCAACAATTTAACGCTTTCCTACACGCTTACGGAGCCGGACGTGTTTTATTTCCGGCTGGCAAACCAGGACGCTGCCGCACTGCTGGCGAACCTGCGCGGCCTGTACAGCGAAGCAATGAAGGAAGCACTGGACAAGTACAAGAAGTCGGGCGGGCGCAGCGGTATACTGGAAATTTCCGGCCAGGCCCGTGGCAAAAAGACGTTTGAAACCGATCTGGACAAGCTGATGAACGAGCGATTCAAAACGTTTTTCGAGAACAAGAACGCCGTGCTTCCCCTGCTTGATGGCTTCCACTACGTCCCGCAGGACGGAGCAGCCACGCAGAAGGGCGCAAACGAAATAAGCGACTTGGACAGCCTTATCAAACAGGCCCAAGACCGCGCCTGCAACGTCTATCACGTCGCGCCCAGCCTGCTGCGCGGCGAAGTCACAAACATTGACGAAGCTATCCGCAGCACACTGTCCTTCGGCGTAAAGCCGCCGCTGCGGCTGATTGAAACCGAAATCAACCGAAAAGCCTACGGCAAGGACGTGCTGAACGGCTGGAAGATGATGGTTGACACTACGCACATTCGCCTTGTGGACGTTTTCGACGCGGCGGCGCAGGCCGACAAGCTGGTGCAGGACGCGCTTTATAGCGTCAACGAACTGCGCGAAAAGTTTGAAGACGACCCGATTCCCGAAAGGTGGGCAAGCGAATACAACCGCACCAAAAACATGGAAAAAGTACAGCCGCAGGCTGCGGCACCGAAAGGAGGTGAGAAGTAAAAAATGAGAATCGGAATGGAAGCAGTTATGCAGGCCGGAACGACTGGGAAGACGTTCAATTTTTGGCTGGTGGACACTATCGCCCCCGACCAAAAAACGCGGAACTGGTACACCGGCGAGGAAACCACCGTGGAAAGCAAGACAAGCCAGCGCTACTTCGTTGATAACCTGGACGGCGCGGCAGCTGGCGACACCGTGAACCTGTATATCAACAGCGTGGGCGGCAGCGTAAAGGAAGCGCTGGGAATTTACAGCACCCTGCGCCGCTGCCCCGCCACTGTTGTGGCATACATTGACGGATACGCCGCTTCTGCGGCTTCTGTCATTGCTATGGCGGCGGACAAAATTATCATGCCGCGCAATACTTGCATGATGGTACACAACGCCGCCGGTCCAGCATACGGCAACGCAACACAGCTGCGCAAGGCTGCCGACGACCTGGAAGTTATCAACCTGGCGGCAATTCAATCCTACATGAACAAGGCGGGCGACAAGCTGCCCGCCGACAAACTGTCGGAACTGCTGAACGCGGAAACCTGGCTGACTGCCGAAGACTGCATAGAGTACGGCCTGGCCGACGAATACGCCGACACGGACGCAGACCTTGACGAAGCAATTCGGCAATACCGCGCCGCGATGGAAGCCGCCCCGCAAATGCAGCTTGAAAAGGCAATGCCCAATTTCATGCCTGCCGCCAAAGCCCCCGAAACCGCCCCGCCGCCCCCGGCGGAACCATCCCACGCTTCCCCGGCGGAAGCCGCCGAAGGGAAAAAGACCAGCGCAATTTTTATGCTGCTGGAATCCATGACAAAGGAGTAAAACAACAATGAGAAGCAAAGATCTTATCGCAAACGCCAAGAAGGCGAACGCTGCGACGCTGGCCGCCGCCTTCCAGACCGGCGACGAAACCAAAATGACCGAGGCCCTGGCGACCTTCTGCGGCGACATCGAGGAAGCCGTTCTGCAGCAGGCCCAGCAGGAAGCCGACGAACGCAACCAGGACACTGCCATCATGGCCGCCCGTGGCGTTCATGTGCTTACCAGCGCGGAAATGAACTATTACACCGAACTGGGCAAGTGTGTCAAGTCGGGCGATCCCAAGATGGCCATTACCAACTTCAAGGTTGCCATGCCCGAAACTGTGATCGACGGCGTTATCGGCACCATCAAGAAGGAACACCCCCTGTTGGACCGTATCAGCTTCGTGAACACCAGCTACCTGACCCGCTTCGTCGTCAATGCCGCCCCCGCTTCCGCTGCGACATGGGGCAACATCACCGACAAAATCAGCAAGGAACTGACCGGCGCGCTGAAAGACTTCAACATGACCCTGCTGAAGCTGTCCGTGTTTATGTGTATCAGCCAGGACCTTGTTGATCTGGGGCCGCAGTACCTTGACCAGTACGTCCGCGAGAGCCTGTCGGAAAGCATTGCAATGGCCCTGGAAAGCGCCATTGTGGACGGCGACGGCAACGGAAAGCCCATCGGCATGACCCGCGATATTTCCGACACCGCCAGCGTCGTGGGCGGCGCTTACCCGCGTATGACCGCCGTCAAGCTGGACAAGCTGGACCCCGCGCCCCTGGGCAACATCGTGGCGAAGCTGGCCCACGACCCTGTGGACGCTACCAAGGCCCGCGCCATCGACCCCGGCGACCTGATCTTCCTGTGCAACCCGTTTGACTACTGGCAGAAGATTATGCCCGCTACTTCCTTCCGCCGCCCCGACGGCACCTGGGCGCACGACATTCTGCCCATTCCCGCAGAGACCATGCAGACCGCCGCCCTGGAAAGCGGCAAGGCCGTGCTGGGCATTGCGTCCCGCTACTTCGCGGGCCTGGGCGCAACCAGCAAGGACGGCACCATCGTGCAGGACGACAGCGTGCGCTTCTTTGAGGACGAACGCGCCTACAAAGCCAAGTTGCAGGGCAACGCCCGCCCCTTGGACGCTTACGCCTTCGTCCTGCTGGACATTTCCGCCCTTGATACCAACCCCGCCACGCTGGTGCAGGTTGTCGCCCCTGTCGTCACCAAAGCAGAAGGCTGATAACGCGGAGGGCCTACCATGAACGAAACAGCGGAGACCGCAGCGCAGGTAAGCGACCAGCTGTACCAGGCTGTACTTAACCGCATGAACATAACGTGGGAGCCTGACGAAAAAACCGAACGCAACACAAAAAACGCCATAGAAGAAGCCCTGGACTACCTGCGAGATACTGCCGGAAGCCCAGGGCTTTCGTTTGAAAGCGGGGAACTTCGCCAGCTGCTTATAACGGCGGCCTGGTACTTTGTGAATAGCAAACGCGCCGACTTCATCGAAGAATACAGCGGCGAATTAAATATGCTTCGGTTTCGGGAGGGCTTCGGCTGTGGCAAAGAATAAAATCAAATTTGAAACTTTTCTTGACGGGCTTTGCAGTGTGTGGCGGCTGGACGACAAACAGCGGCCTGTACCGGTAATCAAAAATATGCGCTTCCAAGACCGAATTATCGGCACCCGGCGGAACTACGAAGCGGAACAGGCAGGCCACAAGGTTGAACGCCTTATCCGCATACCGCGCGCCGACCAGGTGGAACGTGGCGCTTTTGTAGTTATCAGCGGAAAACAGTACGGCATTGCGCAAACGCAGATCATCAAGGACGTGCTGCCCGAATGTACGGACTTGACCCTGGAGCAGCCGGAACTTCTGCTCGACTTCGACGACACGGAGGTGGGCGGCGGTGGCCGATTTTGATTTTTCGGCGGCGCTTACCGCGACGCTAAGGACATACGCCAACGGCGTGGCCGAAGCCGTGGACGAAGCTGCCGAGAAGTGCGCAAAGGGACTTGCCAAGGAACTGCGCGGCACCGCCCCGAAGCGGACGGGCGCATACGCAAAAGACTGGACTTCCAAGCAGACGGGCGCGAACGCGCGCGGCGCGAAGACGTACACCGTGTACAACAAAGCCCATTACCAGCTTACACACCTTTTGCAGAATGGCCACAAAGGCCCTGCCCCTGCCCCGGCCTACCCGCACATTGACCGCCCGGCGGAAAAGTGGCAGCAAGAATTCGTTACCGAGTGCGAGGAAGCGACCAAATGAAAAGAAGCACCATACTTGCCCGGCTTGCTGAAACCGGGATCCGGCAGGAAGCGGAAAAGGTTGTGCCAGCGAACGGCGCACCTGTGCCGCTTCCCTATCACGTTGTCCGCGCGGACGAAGTGGAAGACGGCGACGACCTGGGCCGCGTGAGAATTAAAACGCTTACCTGGGCCGTTGCCCTTTTTACAAAAAACAAAGACTTTGCACTTGAATGCAAAATCCTGGCCGCCCTGCAAGGCTGCGGCCCCGTGAACGTAGACCACTTCCCCGACGGCACCCCCTATCAAACACTTTTTTCATTCACAACGAGAGAGGTACACACATGAAAGAGATTGACAACAGCGAAAATATTATCCTGGGCAGCGGCGACCTGTATATCGTCGAGTTTAACGACGCTGTGCCCGAAGACGCAACCATCGAGATCGACGACAACCGCGCGGGCAACATCAAGGGCGGCGCAACGCTGGAATACACAGCGACCAGCCAGACCGTGAAGGACGACAAGGGCCGCGTTTCTAAAACCATCGTCACCGAGGAAGACGTTAAACTCAAAACCGGCCTTATCACCTGGTCCCCCGCCTACCTGCAGGCGCTTATCGAAACCGCCCGCGTGACCGAGACCGGGAAAAGCGGCCAGCACAAGCACCGCACTTACAAGCTGGGCGGCCTTGCAAACAAAACCGGCAAGCGCTACCTGTACCGCTTCGTCCACACCCGCGACGACGGGCGCAAGCTGCGCATTACGGTTACGGGCAAGAACAGCGGCACCATCAGCATTGCCTTCCAGAATGACAACCCCACGCAGGTGGACGCAGAGGTGACCGCGCAGAGCCTGGACAGCGACGGCACCCTGGTTATCATGGACGACGAACTGACCGAGAACGCAACCTAACGGAGAGGGGGCAAAAGCGTGTTTGTACTTTCGGGCGTTAAAAAACGCTACTATGAATTCCAGGCACCTGACAACAAACAGGTGCTTCACATTGAGCCGCCGAAGTTGAAAACCCTTAACCGCATGAACGACCTGTCCCGCCCGGATTCTACGCCGAAGGAAGCGGCGGAAGTCGTGGCCCGTGTTATCGCCAAAAACAAGGAACACCGCAAAATTACTGCTGACACGGTTATGGAGTGGATGGACATGGACCAGCTGGCCGGTTTCGTTCTGGATTTTGTCAGCTGGCTTTCTAACGAAAAGAAGAACGACCCAAACTAACGCCCCCCTCTTACCCAGAAACGGACGGAGAGGGGGTGCCGTTTGCGCTGTGCAGCGCAAGCGAAAAGCTGGTTTCCGAATACGCGGGCATTCCTCTGCCTGCCGTCTATGACCTGGACATTATTACATTCTGGGCGCTTCTGCGCGACGGTGTGATATACAACCGGGCGCAGACGGAAACGGGCAGGAAGTGGCTGCGCAATGCGTGGAGAATCACACAGACGGAGCCGGAGACCGAAAAGCTGAAAGCAAAATACGGAGAAAGGGGGAATTGACGATGGCGGCCAAAACATTAAAAGGCATTACCGTTGAAATCAACGGCAAAACAACCGGCCTTGCAAACGCCTTAAAGGACGTTACAAAGACTTCCACGGCCCTGTCCAGCAACTTGAAGGAAATCAACAAGGCGCTGAAACTGGATCCCGGAAACACCGAACTGCTGAACGAAAAGCAGAAAATTCTTTCCGAAAGCGTAGCCGCCGCGCGCAAGGAATTGGAAACCCTGGAAGGCGTACAGAAACAGGTTTCGGACCAGTACGCCAACGGCGACATTGACCGGGGCGCGTGGCTGGAATATCAAAACAAACTGCAAAAGGCCAAGCAGCACCTTGAAGACCTGGAAAAAGCGCAGAAAGACTTCGGCACCGCTGCCGCCCAGAGCATAAAGGAAGCCGGCGCGAAAATCGAGGAATACGGCGGCAAGACTTCAAAAGTTGGCGAGACGCTAACCAAAAATGTAACCACGCCGCTGACCGCTGCGGCTGCTGCTGGCGTTGCCGCATTTTCTACCGTGGACGAAGGCGTGGACACCATCGTAACGGCAACGGGCGCAAGCGGCGAAGCCCTGGACGGTCTGGTGGCAAGCTATGAAACAATAGCAACCAGCATACCCGAAGAACTGGGCGACGTTGCCAGCGCTGTGGGCGAGGTAAACACCCGCTTCCACACGACGGGCGAAGAACTGGAAGGGCAGACAACGCTTTTCTTGCAGTTTGCCAAGATAACCGGCGGCGACGTAGTTTCGTCGGTTGACAGCGCCGACAAGGTGCTGAAGACCTTCGGCAAGACTTCGGACGACGCAAGCGGCCTGCTGGGCATGGTAGCCAAGGCGGCGCAGGACACAGGAATAAACGCGCAGGGCCTAATGGACGACGTGCTGGCGAACAGCGCGACCTTTAAGGAACTGAACTTTTCCCTGGAAGAAAGCGTCAACTTCATGGCCCTGTTGGACGAAAACGGCGTTGAATCGGGTGTGGCGCTGGCCGGGCTGAAAAAAGCCGTTGTGAATCTGACCGACGCGGGCATGAGCGAAAGCGAAGCCCTGCAAACCGTTATAGACAAAATCAAAAACGCCGGAAGCGAAACGGAAGCCTTAACCATTGCGCAGGAAACCTTCGGAACAAAGGGCGCGGCTGAAATGGCTACCGCGATACGCGAAGGCCGCCTGAGCCTTGACGACCTGTCGGCCAGCATGGCGGACTATTCAACCGTTGTAACTGATACCTACAACAACACCATGGACGGCGTTGACGGCGCAACGACTGCGGCGAACGCAGCTAAAATCGCAATGTCAACGTTGGGCGAAACAATCAGCAATATGCTGGCCCCCGTATTCCAGCGTTTAACCCAGCTGCTTATTGACGCAAAAGCGCACTTCGACACGCTGGACGACGGCCAAAAGCAAGCCATTGTTACCATTGGTCTGATTGTGGCTGCAATCGGTCCGGCCCTTGTGATTATCGGCAAGGTGATTACAGCCGTGGGAACCATTACCACGGGCGTGGGCAGCCTTGTGGGCTTTGTGGGCGGCACGGTTGTGCCACTTATTACAGGCACCGTAATACCCGCGCTGTCGGGCCTGTGGGCGCTTATGCTGGCAAATCCTATATCTATTGTTATTGCAGCCATTGCGGCCATTGTGGCCGCGTTTGTGCTGCTGTGGAACAAGTGCGAAGGCTTCCGCAATTTTTGGATTAACCTTTTTTCTTCCGTCAAAAGCACGGTTGTGGACGCGAAAAATAACGTTCTTTCCACCTTCGACGGAATCAAAAACGGAATTTCGAGCCGCATTGAGGGCGCAAAAAACAGCGTACACAATGCCATTGAAAACATTAAAGGCTTTTTCAATTTTAGCTGGTCCTTGCCGCACCTGCAACTTCCGCACCCGTATATTTCCGGGCGCTTTTCCCTAAACCCGCCCAGTGTGCCCAGCTTCGGTATTAACTGGTACAAAGAAGGCGGCATTTTGTCCGGCGCGCAGATTTTCGGGCAGATGGGGGGCAATCTTTTGGGCGGCGGCGAAGCGGGCCAGGAAGCCGTTCTGCCGTTGTCCGATTTTTACGGCCATCTGGACGGGATTCTGTCGCGGTACATGAACAACACGGCCAGCGGCCTGGTTATCCAGCTGAACATTGAACGCTTCGAGAACGGCGGATCCGAGGACATCAAGGAAATCGCCCGCCGCGTGGGCATTGAGGTGCGCCGCGAAGTGGAAAAGAAACGGGGGGCTTTTGAGTGATTAACACGTTCTATCTGGACGCGGAAAGCGCCGAAGCCTACGGCCTTATAATGCTGGCCCCGCCTGACCACGTTGTCGCGGAAAGGGACATCGAGCGCAAGGAAGTGCCCGGACGTTCGGGGGACGTGATTATCGACAACGGCAGGTATAAAAACGTAACTGTAAAATACAGCTGCGCGATTCTGCCGGAAGACGGCGTCCCCTACCGCACTACGGTTGCGCGGGCTGTCCAGTTTTTGAAATCCGGCCCCGCGTACAAACAACTGCGCAACACCTACGACCCAGACCGCTTCCGCGAAGCACGGGTGCAGGGCAGCTATTCGGTGGAAAGCATTGTCGAACAGGCCGGAAAACTGGAAATTGCATTTGACTGCAAACCGCAGTTTTGGCTTGCGTCCGGCCTTGAAACGCTGGACTTGCGCGAAAGCACAATCCTGCTGAACCCGACCAACCAACCAGCGAAGCCCATTATTACCGTTTACGGCACCGGCCCCGGCGTTCTGACTGTGGGCGGAACACAATGCCGTATTTTGGAACTGGCGGACTATATAACGCTTGACTGTGAAAACGAAACGGCCCGGCGGGAAACCGCAAACAAAAACAGCGCTGTTTCCGTGGCCGAATTTCCCACGCTGGAAGGCAGCGCGGGCGTTTCGTGGGAAGGCGGAATTGACCGCGTAGAAATAGAACCGAGGTGGTGGACCCTGTGAAGCCGAGACTGTACCCCGAAAACGAGACCAACTTTGAAAGCAACGGCCTGGGGCCGCTGTCCGACGCGCTGACCTGCACCGTTGAGGAAAACCGAAACGGCGCGTTTGAACTGTCGATGGAATACCCGGTCACGGGCGTGCTGTTCGACGAACTGAAACACGGCAGCATTATTTTTGCCCCGCCGAACGACAGCAGCGAACCGCAACCCTTCCGCGTGTACGGCAAAAGCACCCCGCTTTCGGGCGTTGTGACCGTGCGCGCCAAGCACATAAGTTACCAGCTGTCGCACATCCCCGTTTCGCCGTTTACGGCAGGCAGCTGCGCGGCGGCCCTGCAAGGGCTTAAAACCAACGCCGTGGAGCCGTGCCCCTTCGACTTCTGGACCGACAAGGAAACCGTTGCAACCTTCACCGTAAAGGAACCGGCGTCGGCGCGTTCCCTGCTGGGTGGCGTGGCCGGGTCTGTGCTGGACGTGTACGGCGGCGAATATGAATTTGACCGCTACAAGGTGAAGCTGCACAAGGCACGCGGAACCGACAGCGGGGTGGTTATCGCCTACGGCAAAAACCTGGTTGACATCGACCAAGAAGAAAGCATCGAAAACACGATAACGGGGGTTTACCCCTATTACAAGGACACCGACGGCAACGTGCTGGAATTGCCGGAAAAAGTGGTTTCCAGCGCGTCGGCGCAGAACTTCCCCTACCCGCGAACGGTCCCGCTGGACTGTTCGCAAGAGTGGCAGGAAACACCGAGCGTCGAACAGCTGCGCGCCTATGCTTCGGCCTACGTCGAAAAAGAAGGCATAGGCGTGCCGGCTGTATCGCTGAAAGTGTCTTTTGTGCCACTGTGGCAGACCGAGGAATACAAAGCCATTGCCCCGGCGGAACGCCTTAACCTGTGCGATATTGCAACGGTGCGTTTTGAAAAGTTGGGCGTAAATGCGCGGGCCAAGGTTGTGCAAACCATTTACGACGTGCTGGCCGGGCGCTATGAAAGCGTTACGCTGGGCGAAGCAAGCACCAATCTGGCGGACACCATCGTGGCCCAGGACAAGGCCATAAATGCGAAGGCCGACACCAGCGACCTGGAAGCCGCTGCGGCCAGCGCTTCGGCCTGGATAACCGGCAACAAGGGCGGCTATGTTGTTTTGCGGCGCAATGCCGACGGCCAGCCTTATGAACTGCTTATTATGGACAAGCCGACCGTTGAGGAAGCAACGAAAGTGTGGCGCTTCAACAAGTCGGGCCTGGGCTATTCGTCAACGGGCTATAATGGCACCTACGGGCTGGCAATGACACAGGACGGGCAAATCGTTGCCGACTACATCACAACCGGCACACTGTCGGCCAATCTGCTGCGCGCGGGCGTGCTGCAAGACAAAACGGGGAAGGTTTTCAAGCTGGACCTGGACGCGGGCACACTGGACGCGAATTTCACCAGCCTGCAAGTTTCCGGCAGGACCCCGGAACAGATTGCGGCGGAACAGGCCAAGGAAGCCGCAGCGGCGGCAGAGAAGGCCGCCAAGGAAGCCGCAGCAGCAGACCTAAAAGAATACCAGGCCGCCGTTGAAAAGACCGTGCAGGACTTGCAGGGCCAAATTGACGGCAATATTACAACCTGGTTTTACCCCTATGCACCGACGGCAGAAAACAAACCAGCAAGCGACTGGACGACGGAAACGGAACGGGAAGCCCATGCGGGCGATCTGTTCTACAATACCGACCAGGCCAGCGGCAAAGCATACCGCTGGGCCATTGTGGGCGACGTTTGGCAATGGCTGTTGCTGGAAGATACCGACGTCGCAAAAGCCCTTGCAAACGCCAAGACCGCCCAGGACACCGCCGACGGCAAGCGCCGCACCTTTATTTCCACGCCCGTGCCCCCGTATGACGTGGGCGACCTGTGGGCGCAGGGAAAGGACGGCGCACTGCTGGCCTGCATCAAGAAAAAGACCGGCAGCCAACTGTACAGCGCGGACGACTGGACGGACGCGGCCAACTACACCAAAGCTGCCGAAGCAATGCTGAAGGACTACGCCGACACCGTAAACGAACAGCTGGAAGGACTGGGCAGACAGATTGACGGGAAAACGGAAACCTGGTTTTACCCCTACGACCCTACGGAAAAGAACGAACCCGCAAGCGGTTGGAAAACAGAGGAAGACCGCAAGGCCCACGAAGGCGATCTGTTCTACAACACCGACCCGGCCAGCGGCAAAGCATACCGCTGGGCAAAGGGCGGCGACGCATGGGCCTGGGCGCTTCTGCAAGACGCGGACGTGTCCGCAGCCCTTGCAGCGGCCAAGCAGGCCAAGGACACCGCCGACGGCAAGCGCCGCACCTTCATTTCCACGCCCGTGCCCCCGTATGACGTGGGCGACCTGTGGACACAGGGCGACGCGGGCGAACTGCTGGTGTGTACAACTGCCAAGGCCAGCGGCGCAGCATTTGCCGCAGGCGACTGGGCAAGCGCGGCAGACTACACGGCGCAGGCCGCCGAAGCCGGGCGGAACCTGATTTCTAATTCGGCTTACATCGGCGTAACTTCGACGTATACAGGATTCGACTTTACGGGAAATCAGGTAAAAATAAAACTGACCGATGGAAACAGCGCGCGCAACGTAACAAGGCAGCTGACCGAGTACGGAATCCAAAGCCTGCGAAACAGGAAAATAACGGTTTCCTATGACTACAAAATTACCGAAGCGATAACTTACGCAGAGAACTACAGCGGCACGCCTGGCGGCCTGGGCCGCCTTGAAATCACTTTCGCGGACGGAACAAAGCAATATATTGGAGCACCGCGCAACGACTTCAAGGCCCTGGGAACGGCGGCAATGGACGACTTCGCCCGCGTTACCGCAACCGCAACCGTGCAGGACAAGGAAGTAACGGCGGCTATTTTCAAGGTGTTTTTTCAAGGCGCAACCGGCGCAATCATTTACAAAAGCCCAAAGGTTGAACTGGGCGGAATCGCAACCGCCTGGACCCCTGCCCCGGAAGACACCACCCTGGCCGCCACTGCCCCGGCGCTTACACAGCAGGAAGTTTTTAACCGGCTGACAAACAACGGGCAGCTGCAAGGGCTGTACATGAGCGACGGCAAGCTGTACATCAATGCGCAGTATATCGCTGCCGGAAGAATTGCCAGCGTTGACGGGAAAAGCTATTTTGACCTTAACACAGGAAATGCCGTGCTGCGCGGATCCTTTTCCACCCTTGAACGGACGAATTCGACGGGAACATACCGCGTTTTCTTCGATTCGGGAAATATCGCTTGCCAAAAGAAGAACGGCGATAACTGGGACAGCATAGGCTTCCTGTCCTGGAACTACGGCGTAAGCCCCCCGGAAACCTGGATAAAAGCGTCGCGCGTTGACGTACTAAATTCTTTGGACACCCCTGCGGTATGGCTGAGTGGCACAGGATACGGAAAGGCTTTGTATGCAGAAGACGGGCAGCGAAAGTTGTACGTTGACAACATAAACGGCCGCAGCGTGCAGTGGTATTGGGATTCTGCAATTTCTAAATGGGTCCTTGGCGCAAACGCTTAAAAGGGGGGTGAGAAAAAATGGAAGAACAGCAGATCCTTCAAAAAATCAACCTTGATTTTGCGCGGGCCGGAATCCCGCCGCGCGTATTTGCAAAGCAAGGCGACAATAATATGCGCGTTGTGGCCGTGTCACTGTATAACGACGGGAAGGCCTATAAGGTCCCCGGCGGCTATGCCGTGAACGTGAGCGCCAAAAAGCCGGACGGCAAAAGCGTGTACAATCCCGCCACGGAAGTGGCCGGGAACGTCGCTTATATCACCCTTACCCAGCAAATGCTTGCCGTGCATGGCATAGTTTCGGCGGAAATTGAGGTGGTGCGCGGGCCTGACACTCTGAAAACGGAAAAGTGGCAAATCAATGTTGAAAAATGCGCGAACCCGGAAAACCAGGTTGAAAGCACCGACGAATACAAGACCATACAGCAGCTTCTTGCCGAAACCGAAGCGGCCAAGGCTGCGGCGGCCACGTCTGCAAGCGCTGCGGCCAAGAGCGCGCAGGAAGCCAAGGATGCGGCGGCGCAGGCGGCAGCGGACGCGAAAAAGGTTATTGAAGAAGGCGTAAACGACAAGCTGCAACAAATGCAGAAAATTCAAACCGACGTAACCGCCAAAGCCAACAAGGTAAGCACCGACGCGGCCAAAGTGGAAGGGTACGCCAAAGCTGCGCAATACCTTATCGGCTACAACAAAAAGAATATTTTAACCGTTTTCCTCTATGAGGAATAACAGAAAGGACAGAACTATGGGACTTACTGAATACGGGCACATTGCAACCGAGGAAACCCAGCTGCGCGTTGCCGACCTGCTGCAAGCAATCGCAGCGGGAAGCGCTGGCCCGGAATACACCGACGCAACCTTCAAGGCCCTGCTGGACGACACGAACACAACGGAGATTTTTTCCGCCTGGTGGCCGCTGTCCGCAGCATCGAATGACAGCAAATACAAGCGCCTGCTGCGCTTCTTTACCATGCTGCAAACCGACAAAACCTACACTGTGAAATTTCCCAGCCCTGCCGTGTCCACAAACCCGGCGGGCACCCCGGCGGACGATCTTGCAGGAAAGAGCGCGGCAGCCTTGGCAACCGACAGCACAAACCCGGAAGACTGGGCGGCGGAAGATCGCATGACCTGGTATATTCGCGCCAACGCTGTGAGCCTGGCAGACGGAACTATGGACGTTCTTGCCATCGAGGGCGAAGAAGAATTTGACATCACCGGCACGCTGGCCCCTGTCTACACCTTCGCCCCTGCCCTGCTGCGCCGCGTTATCGACGACGGCAGCTACCTGTCGAAAAGCTGGCGCAGCACCTTGGCCGACGGTTTCACACCCTACGCCGAGAACGTGGCACCGAATGGCAAGCGCCGCGCAATGACCTGGCACGCTACCTTCCCCGGCGGCTTGAACGCAAAGGGCGCGCTTACCAGCGGCGCGGGCCTGCCTGTGGCGAACTTCAACAGCGCGGCCACGGGTCTGGCCCTGGCCCGCAAGCAAACCGCTTACGATTCTGTGTGGGGCGACTGTGACAGCCTGTATATGCTGGATATGTGGCAGCTGCGCCATTTCAACCTTGAAAACAGCCGTATTTTGGAAGGCTGCACCAACTACAATTTGCAGTATAAAGTTGCAGCCGCCGAAACCGGCGTCAAGCGTGTGCTGCTGACCGCTTCCCAGGCTTCGGGCTTTATTGTCGGCAGCACCGTTTCTGTGGGCGACAGGGGCAGCAACAGCAGCGCAGACCGTTACAATACATGGATGCGTGACATTGCCGACAAGGTGAAAGTTAAGAGCATTGAAACCGTTACCGTCGGCGGCACCGACTATTCGGCGGTAAATTTGGACGTTGCGGACAGCTTCGACGTGCCCGAAACTGCCTATATCAGCTCTATGCCCTGGCACAGCGGCGCAACGGAAGCCCTGCCCGGCCATAGCGACGGCGCACCCGGCAGCCTGACGAACGGCAAATACCCGTGCCGTTGGGCTGGCGTTGAAATGCTGAACGGTGCTTACGTTATCGGCCTTGACCCGCTGTGGAACGTCACAACCGTGGACGGCGGCGTGACATATACCGCTATGGCCTGCCGCGATTCGGAGAAAGAAGCCAGCAGCGTGACGGCCAACCATGTGAAAGTCGCAGAAAAGACCTTTACCAGCGTGAACGCCTGGAACTACGAACTTTCGATGCAGAACGACAGCACCGAAAGCCTTCTGCCTGACAAGACCGGCGGCGGCGAAACCGTGGGCATGAAGTCCGCGTTTTATGTCTATGGCTCTGCGGGGGTCCGTTGCCCGTGGCGTTCTGGCCGTTTGGACTATGCTGGCGTTGCCGGCGCTGCCTGCGCGGATGGCAACTATTCCCCGGCGCATTCGACCTGGTATGGCGTTCCCCGGCTTAAAGGATCGGGCAAAAAGCGGGGTGAATGGGCGGGCTTTTGACCGCCCAGAGGGGCAGCAGGCCCCTTTTTGAATAGAAAACAAACCACCGGCCTTCCACGAACGGAAGGGCGGTGGTTTTTGGGTAATACGGCGCTGGGTCCGCGTTTTATGTCAATGGCTCTGCGGGGGTCCGTTGCCCGTGGCGTTATGGCAATTTGAACAATGCTGGCATTGCCGGCGCTGCCTGCGCGAATGGCAACAATTCCACGGCGAATTCGAACTGGAATGGCGTTCCCCGGCCTACTGAAATTTTAAGGCACAGCCCAAAGCTGTGCCGCATTGCGTTGTGTTATCCGTGCCGAACGAAAGCTAAAATCATGTGAGACCGACACCGCGCCCGGTTTCGGGCGGGGCTATGCGCTGCGGGCGCATGGCGGGGCAAGTAGTAGAACACCGAGACCCTGCACGAAGGGCCACGGCAACCGAAAGCCCTTGCACATCAGTAAGTATTTTTATGAAACAAAGATATAAAGAACTATCCCATAACCTGTGCTTGCGCGCGGTTTTGGAGTGCTTCGAGAAGAAATGGCACCGCCAAGATTTTGTCGCGGTTGCCGAAAAGTACGGGGGTGTTTCCAATGCAGAGATAAAGCGCGACGAAGCGCAAAGTGCAGTTATTAAAAAGCTGGAAGCTGCGGACGGAATAGCGCTGGAACTTGAACAGCGAATTATTGACCTTGAAGACGGAGACCCGGAAGCGCTGGACCTTGACCCGGTAACGGAACGGCCCCGCATTGACGGCATAAGCATGAAATGCCGGAATGTTGCAAATTGTTGTGTATTTCATCAATGCTTCGGCCATCTTGCTTTCCTGGGGCTGGAACCACTTCTGCGGGCCAGAATTCTGCCATACCAACACGCAAGCATACCGCACCGAGGGCAAAGCGGGTGCAGGCGGCAGGTGCAGCGCTTCCTTCGCCGTAAGGCGCTGGGAATCAAGTACGCCCGCAAGCTGGATATTCGCCACGCCTACGAGAACACCAAAGCGGGCGTAATCATGGGAATTTTGAAAAAAGAAATTCCCGCCGCAAAGTGGCTGCTGCTGTTGGTGGAAGCCCTGCTGAATATGTCGCCGCGCGGTTGCCTTATTATAGGCGGCTACTTGGACGCATGGCTGTTTAACCTGGTTATGTCCTACGTTTTGCGGTACATACTGTCGCTTGAAAAGGTGCGCAGGGGCACGCGGCAACGCCTTGTTGTGGCACTGGTGGCCTATGCGGACGACGTTGCCATAATGGGCCGAAGGCTGGCAGACCTGCGCAGCGCGGCAAGGACGGCAGCAAAATGGACGCTGAAAACCTTCGGCCTGACATTCAAACCGGGCGGCGACGAAGTGGCCTTTTTGAGCATCGAAGAAGAACACCGCCGCAGGCACCTGACGCGGCCAGCGGCGCGCGGCTGCCCTGGGCTTGATATTGTGGGCTTCGTTATCCGCCGAACCTATACAACCGTGCGCCGGGCCATTTTCCGGCGGGCGCGGCGGCAATACCTGCGGGCCGGGCGCGAAGTTGACAAAAGCGGCACGGTGCCGCTTTTTCGCGCGTACAAGCTGGCGAGTTACTACGGATATTTTACGCAGACGAATTCCCGGAAATGCAGCACAACGCTGCGGACCGAGAAAATAAAACCGCTTGCCTGCCAAGTAATCGGGTGGGCAACACGACAGAAAGAGAGGATACACAATGAAAAATGCAAGCATTATGCTGGACCACCAGCCGCCTGCCGTTGTCTTTGAGCGCCTGCCGGACGGCGACGCCGTTGTCCGGCTGTACGACAACATCAAGGACGCGGCAGACGTTGCACAGCCCGGCGAGACTGACCCGGAACAGGAACCGGGCAGCGCGTACCTGGCCGACGAAGTTATGTTTATGCTTCCCGCCGCCCGCGCCGCAGAGGAAACCCAGGAAAGCATTGCAGCGGATTTTTCCGGCTGGTGGAAGTACGGCGAAGCATGGGAAGGCCAGGAGAAAGCCCCGACTGTCGAGGAACGCCTGGCCGTCATGGAAGATTTTATGGTCGCAATCATGGAGGGCTAACACACATGAGCAAATACTATACCACCGCGCGGCTGCTGTATCGGCTGCACAAAATCACCGCCGACCAGGTGTGGGCGTACACCGAAAGCGACCCGCCCAAAATCACCGAAGACGAAGCGCTGGCAATCTGCGGCCCGCGCGCCAAAGATGAAACCGCCGGAAGCTGAAAGCTGGCTGCATGAAACGGCGGCCCTGCTGATTGACGCAATGGACCTTGCAGCAAAGCAGCAGCGGCGGCTTGATCTTCACGCGGACAGCAAGACAAAAGACGAATACACGGCCCTGCTGGCGCGTTATGAGCGCTTCACGCAGGCCGCTGACAAATAGGAAGGTGGAACAAATGAAAATTTACGGCATCGACGTTTCGCACCACCAGGGCGCTATTGACTGGGCCAAGACCGCTTCGGAGTTGCGCCGGGTGAACGGCGGAACGTCGCCCGGCTTTGCAATCCTTCGCGTGGGATATTCTGCGCGGCACGGCAAAGGCGGCTTGTACATGGACGGCCAATTCCTTAACAACCTGGCTGCTTGCGAGAAGTACGGCGTTCCCGTGGGCGTTTACTTCTACTGTTACGATACCAGCCCCGCCGCCGCAAGAATCACCGCCCAGCAGGTTGTAAAAATGCTGTCGGGCCACAAATTCGCGTACCCCATTTACTACGACGTGGAGTACGAAAAATATAACTTGAACTGCGGCAAGGCGCAGAACACGGCCATTATTAAGGCTGCGCTGGAAACCTTGGAAGCGGGCGGCTATTATGCCGCCGTGTACTGTTCCCGCGACTTCTTCATCAACCAAACCAATCTGTCGGGCCTTGCCAACTTCGACAAGTGGGAAGCTGCTTACACCAAAACCGACACTGCCACGGTGCAGAACGGTTTGTGGCAGTATTCCAGCAAGAACGCGCTGGGAATTGCAGGCTTCGGCAATAGCCTGGACTGCGACGTCTGCTACCGCGACTATCCCGCCATTATGGAAAAGAACGGACTGAACGGCTACACCAAAACCGCCCAAGCCGCCCAGCCGAAAGCAACCGAATACATGGTGACGGCTGGCCCCATGAGCGCGGGCGACAAAAACACCATTAAGGCACAGGCCGAAGCCCTGGGCCTTCCCGTAACCGTAAAGGAGTGCTAAACAATGGATATGCTTTTCTCTAACTACCTGCACACGCTGACCGGCAACCTTTTTGTGCGCCTGGTGCTTTGGTGCGTTGTGCTGGACACTGCCCTGGGCTGCCTGCGCGCCGTCAAATATCGGAAGTGGAATTCCAGCGTGGGCATTGACGGCGGCATTCGTAAGGTTGCCATGGTCCTGTCCGTGCTGTTTCTTGTCCTTGTGGACGATATGGTGGGCGTGGACGTGCTGGCCTGGGCAAACGCCGATACAAGGGCGGTGCTTACGTCAATGGGCATTAAAAGCCTGGGCCTTGCAGAATTTTTCTGCGTTGTGTATGTACTCTATGAAGCTACCAGCATTATGAAGAATATGCTGCTTTGTGGCCTTCCCCTGCCCGCTGGCCTGCGCGAAAAGGTGGCTAAATTTCTGGACACCATGACCGACGAAACGGCAATCAATATGCAGGCGGAAATTTCGGGCACAAACAAAGGGCACACCGTAACCGGGCACCTGGACGCGGCACAGCTTGAAACCATGGGTCTGGAAGCCTTGCACAAACTGGCCGACGGCCTGGAAGTCGAATACACCGAAGACACGCCCCTCAAGCAGCTGGCGGAAAAAATTGCCGCCGTTGAGGTAACAACCGAGATTTAACAAAAAGCCCCCGCAAGTGCGCCGAAGCGTACCTGCGGGGGCTTTGCTTGTTCCCTGCTTTGCATTTGACTGCAAACCTACCAGCGGGAACCCCTGGCGACGCAAATTCCAAACGTACCACAAAGGAAAAAGACCAAAGCAGCAGGGTTTGTATTTGCGGTATTTGGTGCACCATCGGGGACTCGAACCCAGGACCCACTGATTAAGAGTCAGTTGCTCTCCGTAACGGCTCGTACTAAGGCTGTCGTTCACAGAGGGAGCAAGGCACATAAAAACCGGCCAGGCGGGTGTTTGCAGCTTACCATAGCGTGCATGAAGTGTCAACGGTTTTTAACCGATATGTCATGTCAAAAAAGCCAGGGCGGCGTCCCCGTCAGGCGCCGCCCTGGCTACATTTTGATAGCACGAAATGATTTACTGCGGCTCTGCCCGCTGCACATACCCGGCTGCCTCTTCCCTGCCGAGACCATACTGGAGCATCAGCTGCTCAACAATCTTGCCGGCGTCCATCCCCATGCGTTTGAGAATATCAGCAGCGCCCGCAATGCCTGTATTCCTTCCTCTCTCCATACCATCGTTATAGACACCTTTGCTGTAATTGCACATAGTCTCAAGCTCGCGTTAAAGATTACTCAGTACAAACTCTCTGTCCTCTTTGCTCAGTTCCAGCGTGTCAGCCACCTCGTCAAAGCTCATTCCTCGAGCCATAAACTTCTTGACATTTTCAAGCAGGTTTGCCAAGCGCCCTTCTTCACGGCTTTCGTTCGTCAGTTCTTCCATAATGCGGCACATACTGCTCACTCCTTTGTCTGTATCTTTGTATTTTGCCACCTCATTGGCAAGAATTGCATTGTTCATGCTTTTTGGATCTGCACAGAAGAAATCGTGCATAACCGATCCAATCGGATCTTCGCCTCTATATTGTCCGTTCACATAAATGATATGTGCCTCGTCCTGAAACGGTGCAGACAATTCCCGAACCGTACGGTCAATATGGTAGAGCGGCAATGCACTCTGGAAATAGTCGTTTTCCGTGATGAAGATCACATACGTTTCAGGAAGATTTTCCAGTCCTTCGCCCGGCCTTGTAATATTGGCGTCCATCATGGAACTGTTGTAACGCGCCCGCTTCGGTAAAGCGCCTGCGTCCTTGCGCTGGACTTCTATATTATAAATCTTGCCCTGCTTATCGTATGCGATAATATCCAAGCGCACCGACCGGCCGCGCAGATTCTTGAGTGAATTTTGTGTCCCCACCTCGGTAACATTCAAACCATCATTCTGCAGAAGTATACGAATCAGGAACTGCGTACAGCCGATGTCCTGAAAAACCACGCTCATAAACGTATCATCGATCAGGCGAAACCTCTGGATTTGATCGTAATAAGGATACTTTTTTCTCAGATCATTTTGTGTCATCCACGCCACACCCTCACGCTTACCAAATTTCTTTTATGTATATTGTATAGGAAAATTGTGTGCGTTTCAAGGGTCATACTGTTAAATATTTATGCTTTTGCAAGGATTTTCCTCTCGCTTATCGCTAGAAAGAGCATCACGCACAAACGTCCTTCCGCACTTGTATTTCGCCATTTCCCTCTATCCCCAAAAACTGCGCATAGCTCATCCTGAGATGCACTGTCACCTTGTACCCCTTTCCCACCTCCACCTTTTCAATCAACTGGCCCAGGATCGCACGTTTACGGGGGATCGTCGCCAGGTCAAACTCATTCGCCCAGCCCAGGAATTCGTCGTAGTAGCTTCGGATCTGTTGGATCGTTGCGCGGGTGGTGTCATTGCGGAGCAGCTCTGCGTATTCCTCTTTCGCCTGCCGCACCTCCGTTTCCGCTTCGGCAATCAACCGGGCCAGCATTTCCTCGGAAAACCGGCTCTGGCCGTCCAGGCAGCGGATCACTTCGTCCTCGTAGCGCTTCTGCTTATACTGGGCCGCCTTGATCTTCTTCTCGGCGGCCTGTTTTTGCCGTTCCCGTTCGCCGTTTTCCTGACGCAGCTTCTGCTCAATGCTCCTGTCATACGGCTCCTGTTGGATTCTGCGGAAAATGTCGTGTACGACTTCCAGCACAACGGCATCCACCCGTTCCGCCAGGTACAGCGACTGCCCGTCGCAGGCCCGCAGTTTCTGGCCGCGCTGGTAGCAGTTGTATTTGGCCTGCACCTTTTCCCGGATCGTGCCATCCGCCAGCTTGTAGCGGTCAGTGTGCAAAAAGGCCGACATCTTCGCCCCGCAATGTGCGCAGACGACGATGCCAGCCAGTAAGGTTGGATTATTCGTTTTTGCCGCGATGTTTTTCTCCTGTGCCAGCTTTTTGCTGCGGCAGTCGATGACCTCGTTCGCCCTGGCGAACAGCTTCTCATCCACGATTTGCAGCTCTTGTATAAACTCCGATCGGGCCGCCTTGGTGATCAGATACCCGGTGTAGCCCTCGTGGCGGATCATCCGCCTGATGTTCACAGACTGAAACCTGGCCCCCTGCCGGGTGCACAGGCCGCGGTCGTTCAGCATCCGGGCCATCGCGTAGCCGCTGGCTCCTTCGTTGGCCACTTTTTCAAAGACTTCGCGCACCCAGGCGGCTTCCTCCGGGTCGATCTCCAAGTCCTTCACCGGCTGGTCGCGCTTGTTTACCCGGCCCTTATCGACAGCCCGGTATCCATACGGCACGAACCCACCGGCAAAATGCCCGCTGGACACGATCTGCCGAATGCGGTCGCGGGTGCGGATCGAGGTTTTCTCGCTTTCTCCTGCCGCCTGCCAAAAGCGGATGTAGTTCATCAACTTATCGCCGTGGCTCTCGATCCGCTGCTGGCCCTCGTGGACGCTCCACATCTGGATGCCATGCTGGACAAACCATTCCAGCACAAAGGGGGTCTCGCTTTCGATGCGCCCCAGCCGGTCAAACATATAGACCAGCAGGATGTCAAAGCTGCCGTTGCCCGCCTCCTGCCGCAGCTCCTGGATCACATCCCGCTTGCTGGCGGACACCTTGGAGCCGGAGATTCCTTTCTCTGCCTTCTCCATCACCACCCGCCAGCCCTGCTGCTGGGCGAACTTGCGGCACTTGATTTTCTGCATGGGGATGTCGTTGTGGTCGACCTGCCCCTTGGTGGACACCCGGTAGGACAGCGCCGCCCTCGGCGCGTCCGGCGGCAGATGCGCCTGCTGGGTCTTGAAGTATCCATCGTCCAGCCAAAGCTGATCGGCCTTGGAGATCTCAACGGTGTTCCCCTGTTCATCCCAATATACCATTTCATCACCTTGCATCGTTTCTTTTCGGGCGGTTGGTGCGCCCGCAGCGAGGATGGTTGGGGCATCCTCTGTACTCTAACAATACCGTAAACGGCTCCGGAAAGCTATCACCAGAACGGAGAAAGAACCGTTCTATTTCCGGCCACTTTTTGACGTTTTACCATATTTTTCTTTGCGTTCTGCATAGGCGGCCATGATTTGGCTTGTTACTTTGTTCAGCGTTTCCGGACATTCTTTCGCTTGGAACACCAGTGTGATCTCTGTACCGTGGACCATCTTACACAAGGCGATTCTTCCGTCCGGCAAAACGGACAGGGTTTCCATCGCGCATTCCTCCTTATTCCTATAATATAAAGACTTGTTTTGGGCAGGGGGATATTTACTCACCTTCTGCCCACAGCGCATTGCAGCCGTTTTCCTGCGCCCGATCCAAAAGCGTACGCTCGAACCCGCGCAGATATAGAATGTAGCGAAGCTTGTATTCCGTGGTGATAAGCCCCACGCCGTGATCCTGCAAAAAGCACAGGATCAGATAGAGCGCCAGCCGGTGGTAGCTGAACCGGGAAAGCCGGGTGAGCATAACGGCGTCCACCCGCCCGCCGCGCACGGCAGCCAGCATGGCAAACAGCGCGGGCCGGTCAAGGTCGCCGGCGCAGCGGTGCTCTGCCCCGCCGTTCACGACCGTGTACCCGCGGCGTTCCGCTTCTCTGTATAGAGAGTTCAACTGTTCTTCCAGGACACCGGGCCTGGCGTCCGCCGTGCGGGCGTACAGCCAGACGCGAAGAGGTTGTTTTTGCATGGTAAGTTCCTCCCAAAAGAAAAGTGCCGGGCCTTTTCACCTTTTCCAAGGCCCGGCACATATTAAAATAGATACACTTGTTTTTTGCCGTTTTACGGAGATACCGCAGCAGGACAAGCCGATTTGTGCAGTCTCGTCCAATCCGGCCTTGGCAAGGGCGGCCAGCGGCGGCCGCCGGGTTCGAGCCAGCAGCCGCGCTGGGCGGCAAAGGTGCGAACGCGGCCCTTTTGCAGAACAGCCAGCAGGCTTTCCCATTCGCCCTCCGGGCATTGCAGGACTTCCGCCGAGGCAACCACCAGCACCTGAAACCGCCCCTGCTCCACATCACGGAGCAGTTCCTGTACATCAGGGCGAAGCAGCAGCGGCGTTCCCTCCGACGCGTCGCAGATGCGCTCCTGCTGGATCAGCCAGCCCAGCTTGTTGGCCGCGCGGCGGCAGGCGTTGCGCTGCCCAAGCACTGCGGCGGCGTCCTTGGGGTCATTCTGGTAAAGGCATTGTACCGTCACTGTGCGTCACCTCCATTCTCAGGGGAGATCATCTGTCTGATAAAGGCCATGAGGTCCCAGCCCGATGCCAGCGTGACCGTGTTGGAACCCACGTTAAAAATCGAGATTCCATTCAGGTCCATCTCGGCAAGGAAAGCTTTCACTTCCTCTTTATCGTAGCTAAGACGGTCCATGCTGGCGATCATCAGCAGGTCGAAGCGGCGGTTGCACACATCGTCCAGAATCGTCTGGATGCCGGTTCGGTCATCCATGCCTCTGGCGCTGAGCTGCAACGGCTCAAACACTTCCCGCCGAACAGCCCATCCATAGCTTGCGGCTGCCGCCAGGCACCGTTTCTGCTGTTCCCGCAGGATGGTTTCTTCCTCGATTTCGTTGCTGGTATAAAGACATTCCACTACAATCATGGTTTTTCCTCTTTTCTGTCCAGAACTGCTGCAACAAAAAAGGCCCGATGAGCTTTTACACTCATCGGGTCTTGTTTTCAGATCAGGAAACTTGCAGCTTGGTTTCCTGCCGCCGGAGCTCTTCCTCGCTCCGCAGCCGGTCATACTCCTGCAGCACGGCGGAATAGAGCATTTCGCGCGCCGCCCTGTTGATCGGGTAGGCAATGTCGCTGTGCTTGGTCCGGGCGCCCTTGGGAGCCCGGGGCATCTTGACGAAAGGGTTCTTCTTGCTGTTCTCCACGACGGAAATTCCGCGGATCGTGACCGCATTATAGATCACAACAGCCCCGATCGCTTTCTTCCGGCCTTCGCCGGACAACAGTTCCAATTGAACCTTGGGGTTCATCTCGGGGGCGGGAACACGGTCACTTTCACGGCCAGCAACATCTTTTTCCGTCTGATGACCGGCATCTTCTGCGGGAATCGCATTGCCGCAAGGCATGTCGGAAACCTCCTTGCGGACTTCCACCATTTCTTCCATGATGTTTCTCCTTTTTTGTTGATCGGCATCCGCGGAAGATCGTGCGGCCGGTGACGGTTGGTGCATCGCCGGTCGCACCAAATCTTCCTTGATGCAGTTTTTCTATCTCTGGCGGTGAAGATCTCACCGCACATCGTCCACCAGCCGTTCGGCTGCGCGAGGCTATGTCTTACTCACGGCCCAGGTTCTATCCTCTGGACCCCCGCACACTTTCTCTGTGCGCGTGCGTGTCTTTGCTTGCGGGAGCGCCACCCGCCGTAAAAAGCAGGCAGCTTTACCGCCAGCCGGTGAATCCGGCTGTTTCTATGGACATTCTATCCCTTACACCATAGCAAAGGGACAGCTGCAAATATTCGGTTGTCAAGGTTCTGCGCAATCGGATGTTTTCGGGCGGTATTCCGCCCGTTCCGGTTGCTTTCCGCCGCTCTTGCGGCTTATCTATATTATACATTTGTCTTTTTCCTTTCTCTACGACGCAAACGTTGAGATCGCCATTTCTTTCATACCATTTATGGTGATTTTACTCCAGAACCAGATTCTTGCCATTCCTTTTTACTTTTGCGGGAGTTGCTGAGCGGCAATTAACATCCCTTTTATCATCACATATGCAGACCCCCGTGCTTCCCCCGGTATCTTATGCCACAGAGAAATTATTTCCTGTAATTGTGCATCATCAATTATTCCAATTTCTTTCGCTTTTGGTCCTTCCCCTTGAGGGAACAATTCTGACATTGGAATATGTAATGCATCGGTAAGTCTAAGAAGATTGCCGATTCCTGGCTCTGCTGTTCCCTTCTCGATTCGGCAAATGGTGTTACAGGCCAGATCCGCTTCTGCAGAAAGAGTCAGTTGGGACATATTTTGGGCCTTACGTTCCTTACGGAGTTTTTCCCTCATGAACTTTAGACTATCCTGCACATCGCGTTCTGACATCACCATTCACCTTCTTTTGCGTTTTTCTAAATTCATTGTAACGAAAAAGGGCACTATTTCTCTATCCACTTCGTTGTTGAAATCCGCTTGTTTTCATACACAAATATGTTAAAGAACCCTGGGAACGATCTAAAAACCGTCATTGATGGGTTTGGACCCCATCGTACTTAAAGTTTTCCTACATTTCCTGGCTTTTTATTGGCTGTCTCTATTCCTATGTCTTTTTGTTCTGTATTGTTTCTCCTTCTGTACACATTTGGGCTTCAATACGCATTTTGCCTTTTTATCGATTCAATGGCATTATTATATTACTGCTCCCCTCGTTTGGTAAGTTCGATATGAACTATTTATTACTTTTATTAATCTTATTTTAGTCTATTTTTTGATATATTTTTATTGACAATAAACGTTTTTTGGTGGTAAACTGGCATTATCAACAAAATATTCACTGAACATTTGTAAGGGGTGGTCGTATGCCAAAAATCAGTCATCCCCTCTCGGAAAGCGAGCGGATATTGTTCCACGCAAACTATAAGTATATGTGGGATAAAATAAGCACTACTTATTTTGCAGTTCTTCGCTCAAAGACACCTCCTTCTGCAAAGATAGATGAAAAGAAACTTCCTTCCTACGCTATCTGTGCCAAGTGCAACAATGATGAGAGTTATGCTCCCAGCAGAGCTACTATCGCCAAGATTGTAGATTTTTACAATTCACAGATTCGGCCTCCTGTTGAGGTTTACCAATTTACACATGAAAGGCTCGAGGATTCCGATAACATTCGTTATCGCAGTTCTTCTGTTTTTGATCCTCGTTTTATCGGCACCTACCGTGGTTATTATCCTTCTGTGACAGAGGATGTGGTTATCGGCTCTTATCTCATCATCTTTGAGGAAGATGCCCGCCTGAAAGCCACACTCATTATGGGGCTTTGCTCAGATCGGGAAATGAAAGGCACCCGACTTAGAGCACTCCTTTCTGAAGAGCGGATCACTTATCCGAAGTTCAGAGAGTTCCATCGTAATCTTCCTGCAAGCCGACAACGCTACAGCTACTATGAGGGTATTGTCGAGCTGACAAATAGCTCCCTTACAATCTGCTTTCATAGCAGCGATATGGACCAGAAAAAACTTATTCTCACACTAAACCTCACCGGTTTTCATCCAAGTGATCCCGACCGAGAGTATTTAGGAGGCCTTGCCTTTGCGCTGGGAACAAGTGACGGCCCTTTTGATTCTCGCTTTTTTGAAATGGGGCTTGTTCGCAGCACTTTGCCTTACTTCTCTTTGGATTCAAAGGGCCTGTTTCCCCTCATCACACCAAAGGTAAAAAACCACACTGTATTGCTTCCATCAAAAGCAGATACGGCCTGGTATGTATATTTCTTAAAGCACAGCGATCTAAATTTTTATTGACCTCCTCATCGCCACTGTTTCATAGTTTCTGCTATTGGGCATTGTACGAAGTTTTGCTTGTCCTTCTACAAAAAGAAACCACCCCGGCACAAAATGTGATCCGAGGTGGTTGAAATATAAGTTTATGAAAATTAAAATTTTTAGACATAAGGTTCTAACCTATTTGGGGCAAGCTTCTTTTGTCACTATTATGTTTCTCAAACAATTCCCAAGCAAATGCTTGCGGGGGGCTATCGCAAATGATTTTTCCCTCTTTCATGCCGATAATGCGATCG